AAGCCGAAGCAAAGCGCCTTAGGGATGCTTGGGAAGCGCATCCTGATCACACAGTACTTAAAGCACTTGTTGCCGAGCGTGCAATTTTCTTCGTACTACTCCCCTTCTTCCGCTTTAATGGTGACGCTGGTCTCCGCACAGTCTCCGCTGACATCAGCCGAGATGAGCAAGTCCATGTAGCTGCTAATAGCCTTGTGTGTAAGGAGCTTGGGTTGGAAATCAGCCCTTCTCTTGACAAGTTGCGTAAGGCAACTATTAACTGGGTTATGACACCTCTCAAAGCGTCCACTAACAAATATCTGGACAAAAAATTTTGGCTGGATGCCAGTGATCGCTTGATGTATGAAGGGAAGGCTCCAGAGCTTTCTGATACAAAGCGAGCACGTATGCCTGCCTTCTTCGAACATGCTAACCCTAACTTACCGCAATATGCCTAGACCTCCATCAAAGGAGGTTGATGCTCGTTACAAGGATAACTTGAAACGTAGGTATAATTTAGAAGTGAATGACTACATACGTATGTGTGAAGAGCAAGGCGGATTGTGTGCAATTTGCAGAACCTTTACTCCCAGACTATGTGTGGATCATTCACACGAAACTGGAGAGAATAGGGGATTACTGTGTCACAAATGTAACGTAGGTCTTGGTCAGTTTAATGACAACATTCAACTTCTAGCAGATGCAATCTCCTATCTCGCTAAACATGCTTGAGACCCATGGTCTCCAGTTTACTTCTCTCCTACAACAACTAGAAGAGAACTTCCCACCACTTAATCCCCACCCGGATGACTCACACTCATTAATTATGTACCGCTCTGGCCAACGTTCTGTGGTAGAGTGGATTCAACACCAACTCAACGAAGAGAACAATGGCTAAACAGAATCAACGTAAAGAAGTACGGCAAGAGGCACGGCAAGCCGCACAAGCAGGTACATTTAATCAATCTAATGTTCAGGCTATGCGCCAAGCTGGTGTACAGCCTCAAGCTATTCAAAACATTAGGGAGGTAGCTGGGCAAGCCCCTGCAGCAGCATCTGCAGCACAAGGTGTTAACCTTGGATATGGGGTAACTAACACCGGAAGACCTGGTGGATACAGTATGCCTGGTGGCACTGATCCAAGAACAGGTCAACCAATCGCTGCTAGTACTGCTTCTAATATATACAGTATCGGTAAAGTGCCATTTAACCTCAGTGGCCTCACAAACATAGCTGGCAACCCAATTAATCAGAGTGATTTTGAATATCAAGTTGTTGGTGACGGAAAAAATTGGAATGATCCTGTACTAGCTGCAGAACTTAATAAATCATTCTCAAACCCAATGACAATTAATGGGTTGCTAGATAGAGCATGGGCAATGTCATCCGCTAACCCAAACAGGGATGCGAACATGGCAGCCTTCATGGATAGTGGTCATGTAGAATCACTGCAAACAGGCAGGGCTCCTGGTATAATTAACTATGGAGTCGGCCTAAATACCCCATGGTCGCAGCAATATGCAGCTATGTATGGTGCCGGTGGATCCGGTAATGCTGGTGGAGCTGGTACTGGTGGTACCGGTGGCAGTGCTATGTCTGGTGGCAGCGGCGGCGCTGGTGGAGGAGGCAATGCCTCTGCATCTACTGCAGGTCAATCCATTCGCTCCATGGGTGCAGGAGGTCTTTCAAAGTCAGAAATTTCTGGTATGATGGATCGCGGTAAATCCGGTGGTGATATCATCCAGAGACTTGATAAAATTAATCAGTCATTGAAATCCAAAGGTCAGACAGGTATCAGCCTTAACTCTGGTGCTGCTAATATGCTTATCAAGCAAGCAGGTCCATCTTATGGTGGTATGTATGGCCTTACTCAAAAGCCTACATTTGGTACTGGTAGTATTGGTAAAGCGCTAGAAGGGATGCGTGGCACTCGTGCCACTGGAGGCTATCAAAATCCTCAGAGTGGTTATGGAGAAGTAACTGCTGGCACCGCGCCTAAGCGTATGATGGGCGGTACTGCTATTCGTCCTGGTGGACGTGAGACAGTACGCGGCTTTGGTAAACAGTTCACACCTAGAACAGCAGCTCCGATTGATACAACTCCAGCCTCTGCTAGCACTACTAATACAGGTGGTGGCGGTGGTATGGATATGGGTTCAATGGGTGGTGACACCACTCCTATGACTCCAGAGCAAATGAAAGAAGCTAGCACTGTTGGGTCAGGCTTCGGGGGATTTGGTGTTGACGTAGCCAACTGGGCTACAGGATTTAAGCCTAAGAAAAGTAGCCGCAAAGCTGGACCTCGTGGAGCTCAAAACTTGAGTGGAGCTACTAGGTTATCCCCCACATATAATACACTTGGACTCTGATAAATGTCAGCTAAAACAAGATACGATTATCTAAGTAAGTATCGTTCCACGTTTCTAGACACAGCTGTACAGTGCTCTGAGTTGACACTACCTACTCTTATCCAACAAGATGATGATGTGGGTAGGTCAACTAATCTAAAGTTGACTACACCATGGCAAAGCGTTGGCGCTAAGGGGGTTGTTACACTTGCATCTAAATTGATGCTTGCTCTTCTTCCCCCACAAACCAGCTTCTTTAAGCTACAGATCGATGATTCAAAGATCGGTGTAGATCTTCCACCAGAGGCACGATCAGACCTGGACATCTCCTTCGCTAAGATGGAAAGGTCTGTCATGGAAATCATTGCAGCATCAAGTGATCGCGTTACTGTACACCAAGCCCTCAAGCATCTTGTGGTTGGTGGTAACGCATTGATCTACATGGGTCCTAAGGGACTAAAGCTGTATCCATTGAACAGGTATGTCGTAGATCGAGATGGTAACGGTGACATCCTAGAGATCGTTACACGTGAACGCATCAGCCGTAAACTACTAGCACCTATCCTTAATGCCAGTCTTCCTGTTAACCCACCTGGGGAAGAGGGAGCTGACAACGAGGAAGATGTAGATGTTTACACACATGTCAGACGAGATAACAATCGACTCGTATGGCATCAAGAAGTATTCGATAAGATCATCCCTGGCTCCCAAGGTAAAGCACCACTTGAAACTAATCCTTGGCTAGTGCTTAGGTTTAATGTTGTCGATGGTGAAGCCTTTGGACGTGGTAGGGTGGAGGAGTTCCTTGGTGATCTCCGTTCGCTTGAAGCTCTTATGCAAGCACTCGTAGAGGGCTCTGCAGTCGCCGCTAAGGTGGTCTTTACCGTATCCCCCTCTAGTACTACTAAGCCACAGACACTCTCTGCTGCGGGGAACGGAGCCATCATTCAGGGGCGTCCTGATGACATCTCTGTGGTGCAAGTTGGTAAGACAGCCGACTTCCGTACTGCTATGGAGATGGCTGCAACACTTGAGCGTCGTCTCAGTGAAGCCTTCCTCATCCTTAACGTAAGGAACAGCGAACGTACTACAGCTGAGGAAGTACGCATGACTCAGATGGAACTGGAGCAACAACTAGGTGGACTATTCTCTCTACTTACTGTTGAGTTCCTTGTTCCTTATCTCAACCGTAAGCTCTCAGTACTACAAAAGAACCAAGACATCCCACGTATCCCTAAGGATCTGGTACGCCCAACCATTGTGGCTGGTATCAATGCACTTGGTAGAGGACAGGATCGAGAATCTCTTACCCAGTTCTTTACGGTCATTGCTCAGACACTTGGACCTGAGGCTCTTGGTACTTACCTTAATATAGATGAAGCTGTTAAGCGCCTTGCCGCTGCTCAAGGTATCGATGTACTGAACTTGATTAAATCAATGGATCAGGTACAGCAAGAACGAGACCAAGCACAGCAACAAGCACAAGACATGGAGCTATTGAAGCAAGCCCCTAACATGGCTAAGGCTCCCATGATGGATCCTACAAAGAATCCACAACTATTGAACGGATCAAATGAACAAACAAACACCAACGAGATCCCAGAGATCGAACAAGAAAGCAACATCCCCGGAGGAAGTCCCTTCGGTTGACCAAGTTGATGATCAACCTACTGAAGCTGCACCTTACATGAAGCGCACTAAGGTAGGTGAACCCACCATCGGTCGTTCCCCCGATTTCGTTAAGACTGTAGGTCTTGGAAATCTAACCGTTATCACAGCAAATGGCAAACGAAATTACACTTAATCCGTATGAGCAAGTAGAGGGTGAACTCTCTGCTGAAGAACTTGATTCTCTGCAAGTTGGTGAGCAACTAGCTGAACAAGAGCAACAACTGCTGGCTGGTAAATACAAGTCTGCAGAGGAGCTAGAGCGTGGTTACCTTGAGCTGCAGAAGCGACTCAGTGGTAAAGAAGAACCTGAGGTAGAGGCACAAGAGGAAGCACCTGAACAAGAGGAAGCTCCTAATGAAGAAGGTCTCGATCTTTATGATACGATCATGGAGTCCTATCGCACTGGTGAGTGGGATCCTGAAGTCGTTAATACGGTTGAGGGTATGAACCCTGTTGATGTTGCTAATATGTTCCTTGAGAAAGGAGGGACACAGCAAGCACCACAAGCTACATCTAATGATATCGCACAGATCCAAGAGTCAGTTGGTGGTACTACTGAATACCAGAACATGATTCAATGGGCTGGTCAAAACCTCTCTGAACAAGAGGTAGCTATGTATGATGCAGTGATGGATCGTGGTGATCCTCTTGGTATGTTCTTTGCCGCTCAGGCATTGAATGCACGTTACCAAGATGCTATTGGTTATGACGGTGAGATGCTTACTGGTAATGCCCCGCGCAACACTGGTGATGCTTTCCGTTCCCAAGCTGAACTGGTAGCTGCAATGAGTGACCCTCGCTACGATAAGGACCCAGCCTATCGTGCTGATGTAGCCGATAAACTGGAACGCTCCAACATCAATTTCTAATGAACGACACTAACATCTTCGCTAAAGAACCCACCATGTATACCGACGAATCCTACACTGTGCCTCATAACGAACGTGCTGAACTCCTCAATGGTCGCCTTGCTATGCTTGGCTTTGTGGCTGCTATTGGCGCTTATATCGTAACTGGTCAAATCATTCCTGGAGTATTCTAATGCCTAAAGTCGGAAACAAAGAGTATCCTTATACTCCTGCTGGTAAAGCAGCAGCTAAGAAGGCAGCAGCTAAAGCTGGTAAGCCTGTTAAAATGAAGCCCTCTAAGAAGGGTTACTGATCAATAGAGGCTTAGCCCCTAGCGAGTAGTGCTGAGCCTTTAACTGACCGTACCTATACCCTGCTGGGTGGTCCCGAACCGTGTCAGGTGTAGATGGAAATATAAATGTTCCTTGCTACCTTATTATGCTACCTCTTCTAACTACTCTGTCGGTGATTACCTCTTGGTATGGTCCTGGTTTCCATGGTAACCTTACTGCGAGTGGATCTCGATACAATCAAAACGGCCTTACTGCAGCGCACAAGACACTCCCCTTTGGTACACGTTTACGTGCTTGCTTCAAGAGGTGTGCCGTGGTGACGGTCAACGATCGAGGACCCTACATTCATGGTAGGAGTCTTGATCTCAGTAAAGGTGCGGCTGATGCTATCGGTCTCAC